TAGAAACTACATCAGAGCTTTAGGTGGATTTGGTGCTTCAGGATTAGGAGCAGCAGGTACAGGAGACAGAGGTACTCAATGGTATAACATGGGTGAAGGTCTATCTTTTGATGGTATTCAAGTACTTCACACACCTGGTTTATCTGACAATGACGCAGTTGCAGCTCAAAAATCAAACTTATTCTTCGGAACAGGATTAATTTCTGACCAAAATGAAGTAAAAGTAATTGATATGGCTGACTTAGACGGTTCTCAAAATGTGAGAGTTGTAATGAGATTTACTGCTGGTATTCAGCACGGAATTGGAACTGAAGTAGTATTATACGCTACATCATAATAAAACAAATTGTTTAACATAAAAAAGGTAGGTGGAAATTTACTACCTGCCTTTTTTTATAAAATATAAAAATTATGGCTTGTGATTTAACAAAAGGAAGAAAAGAACCTTGTAAAGATGTCGTAGGTGGTATAAAAGCTGTCTATTTCGCTGACTTTGGGGATATAACTATTGCTTACGATTCAACAGATACAGATGTAGTTGAAGATTTAGGTGCAGTAACAGTTTTTGAGTACGAAGTAAAAGGTAACTCATCTTTTGAACAAACAATCAACAGTTCAAGAGAAAATGGTACAACATTCTTTGAGCAAACTTTAAACTTAACATTACACAAATTGACTGTTCAAGACCACAAAGAATTAAAGTTATTAGCTTTCGGAAGACCTCACGTAATTGTACAAGATTACAATAACAACGCATTTCTAATGGGTGCAGAACACGGTGCAGACGTATCAGGTGGTACTATTGTAACTGGTGCAGCTATGGGAGATTTATCTGGATATACTTTAACACTTACTGGTATGGAAACAAAACCAGCTAATTTCTTAGAAGGTGCTACAGCAGCAGACCCATTCGCAGGAATGACTGCAACAGTAACTGTAACACAAGGTACTAACTCTTAAACAGAGTAGGTTCTTAAATATAAAAGAGGGCATTTTGTCCTCTTTTTTTTTGAACAATAATAGACTTAATAGGTTATATAAGTATGATAAGATTATCGCCTACTACTAACGCACAAACAATTAGTATTATACCTAGAGCATATACGGTTGCTAGTGATTTGTCTATGGTTATAAAAGAAGATGGTACAAGAAAAACTCAAACAATAAATGACATTACTTCTAGTTTATCTACAAACGGTAATTTTTTGCAAATGTCTATAGCATTTACTATTTTAACAGCAGAAAACAGCTATTCATTTGAGTTGAAACAAGGTTCTACTTTATTATTTAGAGGTAAAGCATATTGTACTTCACAAACTGATAATACAACAGACCACACATTAAACAGTAATAAATATAATCAGTATGCAGACCCAGATGAAGTAGCTCAAAAATATATAATATTAGAATAGCATGAATAAAATAAAAATAATAAATCTTTCTGGATATGAAGTTCCAAGCATAAGAGAATCAACTAGACATAACTGGGTTGAATATGGTGACCATAATAATTACTTTGGTGACCTTATAGAAAAATATTTAGGCAGTCCAACTAACTCAAGATGTATAAACGGTATATCTGACTTAATTTATGGTAGAGGTTTAAATGCTACCGATTCTGAAACCAACGCTGTTCAGTTTGGTAAAATGCAGGAAATATTAAGAGATAAAGATGTAAGGAAAATAGTAAGTGACTTAAAACTTTTAGGTCAAGCAGCAATACAAGTTGTTTACAATAAAGGTAAGACAAAAATTATGTCTTTAAGACATTTTCCTACTGAAACACTAAGAGCAGAAAAAGCAAAAGATGGTAAGATAGAAGCTTTTTATTATCATCCAAAATGGGAAGATATAAAGCCTTCAGATAAACCAAAAAGAATACCAGCTTACAAGTTTGGCAGAAAAAGTGAAACAGTAGAGATTTATTGTGTAAAACCATATAAAGCAGGATTTTACTATTATTCTCCTGTAGATTATCAAGGTTGTTTACAGTACTGTTCATTAGAAGAAGAGGTTTCTAATTATCACATAAACAACATACAGAATGGTTTACAGCCTTCTATGTTACTTAATTTTAACAATGGTATTCCTTCAGACGAAGCTCAACAGATAATAGAATCAAAGATATATGATAAGTTTAGTGGGTCGTCTAATGCAGGTAAGTTTATACTATGTTTTAATGAAGATAGTGAAGCACAAGCAAATGTAGAACCAATAAACCTACCAGACGCTCATGCACAATATGAGTTTTTAGCTAAAGAATCAAGAGAAAAGATTATGATAGGTCACGGAGTTGTTTCTCCTATACTTCTTGGTATAAAAGATAATACTGGTTTTGGAAATAATGCAGAAGAATTAAGAACTGCATCTGTTTTAATGGATAATATTGTTATCAGACCATTCCAAACTATGCTAATAAACGCATTTAGTGAGCTTTTATCTTTTAATGGTATAAATTTAAACTTATACTTTACTACACTACAACCAATAGAGTTTACAGAGCTTGAAAATATAGAAACTAAGATAAAAAGAGAAGAAGAAACAGGAGAAAAGCTGTCTAGTCAGGAAAAAGTTGACTTTACTGATGATGAAGGTGATGATTTATTGTCTCAACTAGAAGATTTTGCTGAAAAAATAGATGAAGATGACTGGGAGCTTGTTCATACTGAAAAAGTAGAAGACACAGAGAAAGAATTTGATTTTACTACGCTTTCAATGCCTAATGAGTCTGACGCTAAACCTAATAAGGTCTCTTCACAAGACAATAGTGGTTATAAAATTAGATATTCTTATGGTCCAATCAAAAAATCACCTACTAGCAGAAGATTTTGTCAAAGAATGGAAATTTTAAGTGAAAGAAAGCTAGTATTTAGAAAAGAAGATATAACATTGATGTCTTTTAGAGGTGTAAACAAAGAATTAGGTCATAAAGGTCAAAATTATAGTTTATTTAAGTATAAAGGTGGTGTAAATTGTCAACACTACTGGGAAATGAAGGTTTATAAGAAAAAAGTGTCAGAAGACAACCTAGTTAATGAATCTGAAGCAATAAATGATGGTATGAAAGAACCTAAGAATCCTAGTGAAGTTTCTATAGCACCTAAAGATATGCCAAACAGAGGACATCACCCAAATTATAAAAAATGAAAGCATTATTTATCACACTTGACGAATTAAAAAGAAAATCTATAATAGACGGAAATGTAGATACTGATAAACTCATACAGTTTGTTGAAGTAGCTCAAGATACTATTATACAGAATTATTTAGGTGGTAAATTATACACCTCTTTACAAAGTCAAGTTATAAATAATAATTTGACAACTGTAAATCAAACTTTAGTAAATACTTATATAAAACCAATGCTTATATGGTACACACAAGCAACATATATTCCTTATGCTGCATATCAAATAAGTAATGGTGGAATTTATAAACATAACAGCGAAAATGCTACTTCTGTATCTCAATCAGAGATTACACAGCTAACTAAACACGCTACAGAGACAGCAGACTTTTATGCTAAAAGATTTTTAGATTATATGGATGAAAATTCAAACTTGTATCCAGACTACACAGCCAGTCAGGATGGAGGTATGTATCCATTCAGAGATGTTAATTTTACTAACTGGGTTCTATGATAAAAAAAACACAAACATACAAGCCAAAAAAAGAAAACGAAATTAAATTAAGTAGTTATTTAAAAAAGATTAAAGATGTCATACGGAACAATTTACGAGGATAGTTTTTTTGGCAACACTAATGAAGCTAATGGTTGGGGTATTATTTACCCATTTGATGCAGACGGTTCATTCTTAAGAGTAGATACAACTTTAGAAACAGCAGACGACACAAGTATAACATCTGACGCAACAGTATATTAAAAATAAAATAAAATGGCAAAACAAACAATAAATATAGGAACTTCAGCAAATGATGGTACAGGTGACCCATTAAGAAGTGCTATGGATAAAGCAAATGACAACTTTACAGAGTTGTATAATGGTGCTGGAGGTGTTGCTGACGGAGCAGTAACTACAGCGAAAATTGCAGCAAGTGCTGTAACAAATGCAAAAGCTGATTTTAGTGGTAGTTCATTAAACATAGCAGGTGATGGTTCTTCAGGTGGTGTAACTGTAGCAGATGGTGATATACAGATAAGAACTGGTACTGGTAATGTTGCAAAAATAAAAATGTATTGTGAAAGCTCTAATGCACATTTTCAGACAATACAAGCAGCACCACATAGTGCAGGAAGTTCAGCAGTTTTAACTTTGCCAACTGCAACTGGTACACTTGTAGGTACTGGTGATACTAATTCAGTAAGTCATTCAATGCTTGGTGCTGAATTTACAACAGCAACAGCATTAAGTGGAACAGATGTTGATTGGTCAACTGCACAAACTTTTACTAAAACATTAGCAGCAGATACAACATTAACATTTTCTAATGTTTCTACAGGTATGCAAATAAATTTAGTTATAAGTGGTAATTATACACTTACTTTACCAACAAGTGTAAAAGAATTAAATGGTGCAGATACTTATGATGGTAGTGGTGAAAATTTAATATCAATAGTTTCAACAAATGGTTCAACAGAACAATTTGCAACAATAAATAAAGTAGCATAATTATGAAAGCAGTAAATAACGCAGGTGAAATAACATTTTATCAATCAGTACCAAACTCATTTAGGTCATCAACAGGATTACATTTAAATGTAAAAAATTGGTCTGACCAAGATATGAAAGACAACGGACTTTTTGATGTAATTATTGATGTAGATTATGATTCAAGAATACACAATTTAGGTGAGATATATTGGGATACGAAAGTTAATGTATTCAGAAAAGATAAGATTAATAAAACTTGGGATAAGTCATTAAGTGAATTAAAAGAGCAATCAATAAGCAACTTCAAATTAAGAATAGGAAGTGAACTTGCTAAAACAGATTGGTATATAATTAGAGAAGCAGATAATGGAACTGAAATACCAAGTGAAGTTCAAGAAGCAAGACAAAATTTAAGAGAATTATCAGACACAGTTGAATCGGAAATAAATGCAATCACAACTAAAGCAAAAGTTATTACATACGATTTCCCAAACATTTAATAAATGGGTTTAAATAAAAGATTAATTGGTGCAGGTGCTACAGGTTCTGCAGGTGGAATTACACCAAGTGAGAATTTTAATGTAGTTACTTATACAGGTGATGGTACGGCAGGAAGAGCAGTTACTGTCGGATTTCAACCAGATTATGTTTGGATAAAAACTAGGAATAATGCAAATAGTTGGACAAATACTGATTCAACAAGAGGTGTAAATGCGATTTTATCATCAAATGCAAATGCTAGTGAAAGTACATTTGATTCTTCTTGGCGAAGTAGTTATGGACAAATAGCATCTTTTACTTCTACAGGATTTACAGTT